ACTTCCGCCGCCAGCCTGGCCACCTGCGTATTCCGCCCCGGCTTGGGAAACTGCCGACGCACGTCAGGCGTACCCAGGTCGGTGCAGAGATGCGCCATGAGCACCTCCGTGTTTGACCATAGGATGTTGAACGTCTTATCGAGTAAGGTCAGCGGTTCGTTGTCCGTCTTTCGCTCTTGACGGTAGCGCGACAGGATGTCTGCGCCCCGCTTGCGCCACCTCTTTTCGCGTTTCTTGGCGCGATCCAGGTCAGACTGCCACTTTTCTGATGGTTCACCCGCTGCGCTGGATGCGTTCGCGCCGTCACCGTCGCTATTTACCGTGTCGTCGTCATCCATTTAACAGAGCTTTCTGGTACGGACGGATATTATTCCTCGTCGTGCGCGCCGCAATCTTTATCTGCTTCAGTGTGGGCCCCGTGTAAGGAGCTGGAACCGGAATGCTGACACCTACTATGCGCTCCGGTGGATTGACCAGTTCCGCCGTGTCCATACAGACAACCAACATGCGCCCTGAATGAACATAGAACACGTCTGCCACCGGAAGAGGCATCTCCCTACGGCAAAGTTCGCGTGTCACATTGTCAATGTCGTTATTTACGTCGTTATTTACGGACATATTCCTTGACCCCTTATTCAACGCCCTAACCGGCGCTCGCGCAGTTTGTGCATATCGTCGTACGTCAGCGGCTTTATCGCCCGCGCCAGCGCGTCTTCCACTGTAGGCGGTTTCGCCCGCGCCCACGGACGGCTCAGCGCGGCGTACCGCACACTGTCCGCCGCGTGATCCTCGCCGTCTGTGTCCACGTCCTCCGGCTTGTCCTTATCATGCTGCAATACTGGTAACGTGCGGATGATGTCTTTGCAAGTTGAGAAAAACACCATCATTGGATTGCCATCCCCGTCGCCAATGAGGCGGTGGCGCACCATATCCCAACCGCCGAGCGCGCCGTGGCGACCGCTACGCGTGTTGTCAGCGGGGCGAAAAAACACACCGCCATTTTCCAGCCGCTCAGCTATCGACGGCCCGCCGTCGCAATTCCAGGTGGCGGGATCGATCACGCTTGCCGCGTTACTGATGCCAAGGTCGCTTTTTTCGCGGTCGCGAATGCCCTTGGCGACCGCTTCTACCGTCAGCTTGATCCCGACGTTTGGCGCGCTCGCCCCGTACCACTCGCGATAACAGATTAACGCGCCGCGCGGCACCAGACGCCCGTCAGGATGCAACCAGTCCTCTCCCGCCACCGCCCACCAATGCACACAAAACGGACGCGCTGAGCCCCAGTCTGCCGAGCGGAAGCGCAGCCACCAGTCCGGTAACGCCACGGGCCGGAGCACATGACGCGTCATGCTGAATTCCATGAAGAAAGCGCCCTCGATAGCGGACCAATCGCCCTCAAGCCACGCGCGCACCAGCGCTTCCGAGCCCGCTTGCTGCAGCGTCGCCACGTAATCCGCGCCCAGATGCGGATTGTCTTTGAGCGCGCTGGGGATAAATATGCGGCTACGGCGTACGACAATGCCGGTAAAGGGGTTTTTGAAGTTCTCCCATATGACTTCGAAGCCTTGCGGCGCGGGATCAATATAGCGGTCACGCACCCAGCCCGCACCAACGCCGCCGGGGTTCCCCGTTGCGTGAAACTGACACGGCACGCCCGCGCCACTGCGCAATGTCGCGCGCAGTTTGTTGACCGGCGCGGGTGATGGCCAGTGCTCTATTTCCTCGAAAAATATGTCAGTGAGGTTCCAACCCTGGTAATTGTCCGCGTCATCGTCGTTATCCAGATACGCAAATTTGAGCGTGGAGCCGTTTGGAAATGTCCACTCCTTTTCTTGTTTCGCGTATTTTGCGCCGACCTTGCCGTAAATTTGTTTGCTGCGCTGGATGACGTCACGAAGGTCCGTCATGTTGCGGCGAAAGAAAACACCCCGCGCATTCTCACCGTACTGGCTGGCCTTTACCGCAAATTTGCCCAGCATCCCATCGGTCTTGCCACCGCCCCGGCTGCCGCCAAAAAATATCTCATCAGCGGGGCACGTTAACAGCGCGTGTTGTGGACCTGGATTTGGCCGCCACACCACCGTTTGCACGCGCCCAGCTTTCGATGTCAGTTTTTGCGGCTGCGGTTGCACCTTCTTGACCCTCCGGCGCGGCTCCAATAACGAAACGCTCAGTCACGTCACGGACGACATCTTCAAACAACTGGATGCTTGAGACCTTACCCAGTAACTCAAGCGCACGGGTAGCCGAGGGTAGGTTGGCCTCTTTAAGCGCCGCCTCGTGCACCGCCATGAGCCCCGCTATGACGTACTCTCGCGAAAGTTGCAAATTGGCGACGGCCTGCGTGTCCAGTATGTCGCGTATCGCTGAGATGCGTAGCAGGACACGCGTATTTTTGGAGAGCCGCTTTGCCGCAGCTGTGAACGTCGCTGTGGCGTCGGTATCTGGTATGTGGAACGCCATCCGATACGCGTCCTCAACTGGCACGCCGTTCGCGCATTGCCGCGCAAAAACCTCGTGCGTCATCGGAATGGGGTCCGCGTACGACTTACGCGGACGCCGCTCGCGTTCAGGGGTTACGTTAACCATGTTCGCTGTGGTATCCCGGCGCTTTATCCCGCGCTTCGTCAAATGGATTTTTTTCTTTAAGAGCGGTCTCTAGCTTGTCCACCAGATGCGCAACCGCGCGCACGACGCCTAGTCCGCCGTGCTTGGTGGCCATATCGAGTAGCTGCATCAGAGCGGTGTACTCGCCGTCAGTCAGTTGGATAAAACGCATTTTTTGACCCTCTTATGATGTCGGTGCGGTTACAACCAGATAGTGCATAGTCACGCGCACGCGGCCCGTATTGGCCGCTGGAGTGCCGTTAGGCGTGATGATGATGCCTTTGGCGGTAGCATTGTAATACGCCCCCGCCGCAGTCCCTACGTCACTAGTGCCTGCCGCCACACCAACAGCAGCCGTGCTATAGCGCGTTGCCGAGCCGTTGTCACCTACTGTGTACGAGGTGGCCGTCGGGATCCCCGTCTGGGTGTAAACGGAGACACCAAGCACGATGGTGTTGGCCGGTACCTGCATAGTCGTCGTGGATGTCGCCGCCGCCGCAATCGTCAGCAGCTCAGTCTGGCTCTTGATCTGGAATAGCTGGCCGTTTACCGCGGGCGCGCTGAGCAGGTTGGCGTTGTAGACAGACGGCACGTTGCCCGCGCTGATGGTGATCGCGTCCACCGTGCTATACGCGGCAAATAGATGCACTGCGTTGGCGGTATTAGTGCCAATGGCGAGATCGCCCGTAGAGCAGCACAGATACGTGGCGGTCGGAAGGTCGCCCGCACACGCGGTGCCAGAAAATGAATCCGAGTTGATACCGAGGCAGCCATACTTTGCCGTGTCAGTACCCGCGTTATTGGATACTACGATATTGGCTGATGCTGTAGCGGTATTACTTGAGTTGCTTACGATTATCTGCGAATAGTTGTTGGCTGACAGGTTAAAGCTTGCGGCGTTACCCGTGGCGCTGTACGGCAGCGTGCCGTACGAAAATGCGCCCGCCGTCAGGCCGCCCGTGATGGTGGCTGTCGCGGTGTGCGTCAGGGCGGTCACACTGGCCGTGCAACTGAGCGCGGGCGTGATGGTGACCATACCCGTCGAGACCGAGCCAATACCAATCGTGCCGGTGCCTTTGGCGTTGATCGTGAGGTTGGTGGCCGCGCCGCTGTCAACGGCTGCTATCGCCACCGTGCCGCCGGTAGCCGCGCCGGTGATTTTGAGGCCCGCCGCCTGCGACGCGGTCGACGCATCGATCACCAGGGCGGGATTGGTCGCGCCGTTGAGCCCGACGGCGATAGCGCTGCCGCTCGCTGATGTGATCGTCTGTGCAGCGGTGTAGACGTTGGCGATAGCGAGGCCGGGCAGCGTAGCGGATACACTGGGCAGCGTGATCGTGGTGGCGTCTGTGCCCGTGATCGTCACACTACCGTTGATGGCTGGTGCTTTGCCCGCCTGGATTGTCAACCGGTACAGGTCGGTAAAATTGGTGTTGGCCTTGACAAACGCAGCGCGCACCGTGTCGCCGGTGCCATCATTTGCCGCTGTGCCTACGCCTATCGTGAGCTGTGCCATACCGTGTCAGGCCCTGTCTGTGAGATAGCGAGCCGTGTCGGCGGTCAGCGCCCCAACGTCGGCGGTGTAATAATTACCGTCAGCCAGCAGATAGTTGTTGTCCGCTGTAATCGACGCGTCACCCGCCAGCAGCGGCCCGCCCCCGACCATGAGCGACGTCATAGCGTCCCAGCTATAGTAGCCGTGAGCAGCCGCCAGAGCGGCCATAGAGCCGGGGAGGTCAGGGTAGCTGGTGCCCAGCACGCTGCCGTTGATCCATGCCACCAGTGAGCCGTTGTAGCCCCGCGCTGACACGCCATTAGCAGCCATCAACGCCAACGCGTCACCCTCCGGGGTGAGCGTGGTGCCGGTGACGTTGCGCGCGGATTGCTGGCGGTCAGCCTGCGTCATTACAACGCAGGCGCGCTTTTGGCTGCCGAATGCGCGGCAAACGAGGACACGACACCCAGGCCAGCCATGAGTCCACCGAGGATGGTGTCGAGAGCGCCCGCGTCCACTACGCCGGTGCTCACACCGTGGCTCAGCAGCAGACCGCCGCCAACCTTGAGGGTGCTACGCACCATGGATTGGCCAGCGTCACTAGCCAGAAAGGAGAAGATCAGTCCAAAGATGTTCATAGCGCCCACACAAAGTTGTTATGCGGGCGCGACATTACGTCGCGTGTCGATGTATGTCAACAGCAGCCTCACCAGTCGCGGCCAAAGCGTGAGCGCTCGCGAGCGTCATCCTCGCGGCGCTTGCGCTCCGCGTCTCCGGGAAAAAATGACGGCGCGATCATAAATATCAGGCACAGCATCAAAAAATGTCCCATAGCACTACTCCCCATCCTCGCCGGGCGACCGGTCCGCGATTATGCGCAACATGATCAATCGGTACTGGCCCATGAGCAGCTCGTGATCGGCCAGCATCTTTTTGCGGCGCTGCTCGCGTCGTGCCTTCGCGCTGCTCCAGATGGCTATCCCTACCATGCCAGCGGCACCCAGAGCACCATACAGTAAAAAACCCATAGCCCTACTCCCCATCCTCGCTGGGCGACCGACCCGTGAGCAGCTCAAGTATGTGCTGCACGCCAGCGGCCCCCAAAAATCCACCTACCCAGCTTGCGGCCGCTAGCCCCAAGTATACCCATACGATATGGCTCATAATACGTCCTCCGTTGCGCTAGCCTAAACGTGTACACCCGCGGATGGCAAATGTCACGCGCTATTGCGTGCCCAAAAGCGGGCCAAAAACAGCGCGCGAGCGCAAAAACTCGGCGCCGCGCGGCTAAAATATCGTTACAAATCAACGTGTTGTAAGCAAGCCCGCTGGGGGTGCAAGGTGCGCGCGTAAAAAAAATAATTGCAAATGTCACGCGATTTTGGTGGACAGCGGGAGCGCGATGGGTTACAAATTATGAACGAAAAGACACACAAAATGCACAAAAAATGAGCAAGGAGCACGACGATGAACAGCACAGCACACCACACGATCACACAAACACACATCATCTCGCTCATCGATGGACGTAAACGCAAGAGCATCAAGCGCCACGCTGCAGAACACGGCTATACGCCGGAGCAATACCGCGATGCATTTGGCCTCCCGGCAAACTACCCCATGACACACCCCAGTGAGATGCAGGCTCGTAACAAAATGGCTCGCGCCCAGCACAAGCGCGCATGGTTTTGATCTGCCACACACACACACACACACACACACACACACACACACACACACACACACACCCAAGGAGACACGAATATGAAATTTGCACCCACACATGTACGCGAATTTACG